TGCCTTGGTTAGCGGCGTAGGTCATATAGGCGTTGCCAATATTACCCGCCATGTTTGAGCCTTGCACGCCGATCTGATTAGTCGCAGTTTGACCCGTTCCGGCCACGCCCGAAAGACGGTTGAAAAGCTGGTTACGCTCGCCCGTGTTGGCGTTGAAGCCGGTCGTATAACGGTTAAACGCGTTTTGAAATTCTTGGCTACCCAAGTCTTGCCCGTAGCGTTGCACGCCCCTAAGCGTTGCACCAGACAACAGACCACCACGGCTAGCTGCGCTACGGTCGAGTGCCTTTACACCTTCCGACATACGGAACGCAGTGCCTGGATCGGCATTTTGGTCGTATTGAAAATTAAACGGCATGGTTGAGCCAAACTCACCGCCCGCCGCAACACCCGCCCCCAACCGGTTAACCGCGCCAGTGCCAGCAGCAAGATACGGTGCTTGGTCAGCGCGGCTTGTGTCGTATTGGCGGCGCTGCTCGGCAATGGATGCCATAGTCGCTTGCGCCGACTTATCTGCCGCATCTTTGGCGGCTTTATTGCCAAAATACCCGCTGACTAACCCCGTGCCTGCTACGGCGCCCGCAACCCAAAAAGTCATGATAAAACCCCTTTAACAGTATTTCCCGCCAAATACATTGTATTTGGATCGGCGTCTACCAATTCCGTTTCGGCATCCTCAATGGTAGAAGAATCCACGCGGTGGAAGGTTACGCAAAGTGCATCTGTTTCGGCGTACACGGCGCGTTTTGTTCCTGGCATACTATTCAATATGCAAGGGCCGGTAATGCTTCGCACACCGTCATCCGTTGTTATGCTTACCGTGCCGTACATGATGACGTAGAAATGTTCCTTTTTATGAACTTTTCCGATAACTAAAACGCCCGCCGGTCGCCAAACTTCACGGCAATACATACCTCCGTGAAACGTATGTTTTGTTTGCGGTTCGTATTGCGGCAACTTTGAAACTTCAACCTGTAGCTTTTCTACGCGCTGTTGCATATCGTCATGTTTGGCTACAGCTTCCATTACGACACCTCCCGCCCTGAAGCGCGAATGTTGATCGCCGTAGCCGTTCCGGCAATGGTCGAGATAAACCCGCCCGTCACCAGCACCTGACCGACAATCTCGGGGAAAGTATATACCTCTGCCGCCGCTAGCGTCTTGGTCTTGGTAATCAAGTTCTGGTTGCCCGACGTGTCGCCCGAAGTGACCAGATTGACGCTTAAGGTCGCCGGGCTGGCGCTAAAGTTAGTCGCGGTAAACTTGTCGATAATCGTGGTGACGTTGGACGCCGTATATTGCGTGGTTTGCGCGGATTCGGCGGTTTTGGCTGGTATCAGCACTTTTACGGTAACAGTCATGGCCTATTCCAAAAGTAGGATGTTATTGGGCGCGGTCTGCATAATGACCCAATTAGTGCCGTCTGACACCAAGGTGGCCCAGTTTCCCACAACAGCCAAAAGAATAGCGGTTCCTGCGGTTGTGCTGTCGATAGGCACCACATTGCTGGTTGCCGACACCACCGTTTGCGCTTGCATGTTTTTAACCGAGATATACCGGCCAGTCCAAGATGCCGCAGCGGGGAGAGTCAACGTGAACGTCGAACCCGTCTTGTTGTTGATAATCCAAGTGTCTGTTCCCGTAATCGTGTAGTCAGCCGTTTTGGTCAAGACGGTAGACAGCGGAACGTAGTCAACATTGGCAACCGCCGCAGACATTGCCGTGCCATTACCCTTAAGCACGCCGGTGACGGTCGTTGAAAGCGTGATCGCCGGGGTGGTTGTATCGGTTGCTACGGTGCCTGCAAAACCATTGGCCGACACAACCGAAACGCTAGTGACAGTGCCGTTGGAACTGCCGGCGGGTTGCACGGGTGGCCCGAGTTGCAGTTCGTCCAGCGTAGTCGGGTTGCTACCGCTGCCGGTCAAGACAAACATATTGAGAAAGAACCGATACCATTCTCGCGCCATTAGGCCGGTGCGTTCGTCAACGAACGGCACCCGAGGCGCGGGGATATTGGTGATGTTAAGTTCGGCCACTAGCTACTCGTTGGAGTGACGAACAGTTCAGCACCTACAATGGCAATTTTGACCGGATCGGTGCCGGACACTTCGTATACCCGGTCACGGATTTTCTCCGTCATGCCGAGCCGGCGCCAGATGGTGCGAAAACCGTAAACCCCAATCCGGCCCATTGAGTTCCAGTGTTCGTTTGACCAAGTATGCCCCGCGTCGTCCGACCAGCGCAGCATAACCTGTGGGTCGTAACCGGCTGTCGCAAGAAGTTCTTCGGTAACTAAATAAGCGTCAGCTTCAGTCGTAAGGTATAGCCCGGCTTCGGTCTGTAAGTATCTAGCTTCTTCGCCGGGAGTTTGAGCAAGCCCAACGCCCGTTTCAGCGTCAAGCTGCAAGCTGTGGTGCGCGCTACGCTTGAGGTTATTCTGGCCGGCGGGCAATGCGCGCCACGACCGCAACCACTTTTGTGTCTGGTCGTCGTCAGCGTAAACGTCGAGGTCAAAGGCATATATACGCCCGTCCTCGTAGTCGCCCACTACAATCTCGTTGTTAAACGACATTTGGCAATTGCTGCGGTGACGAGTAAATTGCCCGTTTTCAAACGCGCCGCGTTCATGCCACAGTTGCGTGGACACGTCGTAAACCCATGTAGCCCCCGCAGACGGGAATATCAGCACGTAGAACGGGTGCCCGTCCTGCTGGTAGGTATAGCCAATTGCATCGGTAATGTTGCCGTAGCTTTGAATGATGTATTCGATAGCGTTGGTCGATATCCGCGCGGGCGTGTAGCCGTTGGCGCGGTAGACAATGCCACGGCCTCTGGCGTCTGAACCCAACCAAAACACGCTGTTGTCTAGCTTGGCTACCGAATACGCAGCTTCACAGCCGACCTCCATAAATGCGCCTTGAATCCGCGCTAACGGGAAGTCCGGCGTTCCGGCGTCATACCAAACCTCAACGCTGGTATTGCCAAACAAGAACACTTCGCGGTGGTCTACAATCAAGGCTATCACATCGTCGGGATAGCCTTCTGCGCTGGCAAAATCTAACGGGTCGATTGAAGTGCCGTCTAGCAGGCTAGTCACCCAAAACTTTTGCGAGTTTGGCTCGTTGAATACAAAGTAACCGTCTAGATAACCAACCGAGCCAGCGCCGGGAAAGTCATCGTCCGTAATTTGGGCAAACACCGCCGTAGATGTATTGTAGATGTAACTCAGCGGATTACAGGCGATGAATATCTGCGTGCCGTTGTCTGCCAGGCTAACCGGGCCGCTGCCGGTTACGGTGCCAAGCAGGGTGACAACCCAATTGGTAGTCAGGCTGTAAAACTTATCGTCGGACACCACATAGGCTACGCCGTTGGTCACCCACAACCCACGGATCGGCCCGTCGCCCACGGTTGCAAGCAAACGCAAGCCTGGGCACCGCATCAGAAAGCCCGCCTCTTTCCCGCCGCTGCCATCCGGCACCACTTCGGGAAACAAGTTGACCATGCGGTTATTGGCGGCGTTGACCGACCGGGTTACGTAGCTACCGCCTAAGATGGGCGACTTCACTTAGTAATTGCCGCTATAGATATTGAACCGTTGGCGAGTTGCTACAATGCTATACGGCAAGCTCATCACGTCGTCGGGGTTATTAATCCGCTTGATGTTGCGCTTGCTGCTCATTGCAATCCGTTGCACTTGGGGCGGCGGCTCAACGCCAAACTCAGCAGCAATCTCAGACGCCAAGTTAAACCGAAACGCCCGAAGATAGCCGGGAGGAATGACTAGATCGGTTATCAGCGTAGCCGGTTCAGCCAACTCGTTGACGCTAATAATGTGCCATTGCAACGCCGTAGTTGGCACCGGATAAATCGTCATTTCTATATCCGGCATCGTCATATTTACAAACATGACTTGCGGATAGGTGCTGGTGACTGTTTTTACCGCAATGCCGTTATACTGCTGTTGGTTTATCAGTTTGATGCCAAAACTGATGCCGTTGCTAACGTCAATAAAATAAGTTGAATCGTCAACCAACACCGGACGGTTGCCTACAAAATCGCCAGTAGGCCCAAGCGTTCGTGAACTAAGATTTTGCGTCCAAGTAAACACTTGGTCTTGCGTTGAGAATACAGCCAAACGCTCAGATGACCAGCTATCCAGCATCTGGTTCATTGCGGTCAAAGCGTCTTGCGAAGTCGCCGCAGATGGCGTTTCGCCTTCGGCCAATTGACCAATTAGCCGCAACGCGCCATTGATCTGATCGCCAGCCGTGGTCGTCATGCCGCAAGCTCCTTACGCGGGCGCCCGCGAGGTTTTGCTAGTTCGTTTACCGATTCGGGCGGCGAAGGGCGCAACAGCACGCCAACGTCGTAGCGTTCCCAACCGTTTGTTTCATCGTATACCGCTTCGGCTTCCGCAATAGCGACCTTGTTACCGTGAACGGGGTGCCGCATGTAGATGACCATAATATTCCTTAAAAACCACCTCGCGGCTATTACACCGCGAGGTGTTGTTACTTAAGCTACCCGGTAAACGGAATACGCTGCCGTGCCGGTTTTGCGGAACATAAACTCTGCCGCGCCGCTAACGCCCGCTGCGCTGCCCGTGATAGCCACAACGAGGTTACCAACCGCAGTAATGCCCGTGCCAACAACTACCGTAATAAGGCCGGTACTGGTGCCAAGATTAATCACCCGCAGCGCAAAAGTGCTGTTGGTTTTCATGTTGGTCATTGTTGCGTCAATCAACGTCGCCGTAGGCAAAGTGTAGGACGCCGCCGTGGTAGACGGGTTACCCACCAAAATACCTCCGGTGATTTGAGCAACAGACAGCGTTGCAGTTGCGGTTGCCGTTTGCACATCTGCTTGAACGCCGATTGTTTGTTCGCTTTGGTTGCCATCCGTGTTTTGATAGCCACCACCTACTGAAGCTAGTGCCATGATTGTTTCTCCTAAAAAATTAACATGCCCCCGCGCTAGGCGGGGGCGGTTTTATCAACCCCAGATACGGCAGGCCATCGACGGGCGAATGGTGCTGAAGCCATACAGCACGTCAACACGGCAGGGCATACGGTCGTTGTTAATATCGTACTGACGCACGATACGCATCGAGATACCGTTATGCACTTGACGCGAAGCCATATCGACACCTTGCGGAAGCAAGAGGTCAGCCGTAGCCAGCGTGATC